TTATCCTAGTCGTCAACGCCAAAGACTCAGAAGAAGCACGAAAAATTGCTGATTACATCATAGACATTCCTATTCCAAATAGCACCGTCGAAAACGCTATAGAAAGTTTGAGAGTTGAGGAAATTGTCCATGTCAAAAGCCAGAAACACTGGTAAATTCTGGCCTACGGTGAGAGCCTTAATCTGGGAGAAGGCTCAGCAGCTTTTCCAAGAAGAGCAAGCGAAAACGATGGGCGTTGACTTTAAGGGTGTGACGGCAACGCGTAAAGAGCTACGCGAGGGCGGATACTTTTATGCAGCCAAATTGATTGTCTTAAGAGATTTATGGAGACAAAGGCGCGGGATACAGGCTGTCGAAGACGAGGAAGCGATGAGCAAATACCTTTAATTTTTATGATTCTTTCTTCCAAAATAGGTAAACTTTGGTCTGCATTAGGAAACTGCAGACTTTTATTAGGTGCACAAGCCTTTCGAGGCTGGCTTTTCTTACTTCTTCAGTGTAGGTTTTCTTTCTTCCGAAGGGCATGTGACAGAAGAAGTATTTCATGAAACGTGCATGGCTGTGCTTGATGAACGCCTCCCTTATGACTGCAATGTCTTTGTTGGTTAGGGTTTGAAGCTTTGTTAAAACGTATTTTTCGCTTCCCAAAAGTTGAATGTTAAAGCCGAGTTGCATAAGTAATTCCGCAATTTTTAGCGCCTCTTTTGGTGGCGGTTGTTCAGCTATCTTCTGCATTCCTGCTTTTTCTGCGAAAGGGTTGTATTTTGCCATTACTGCTGGCATTTCCACGTAAGGTGTTCCTGCAAGTGGTAGGGTTTCTTTGACGAGTTTTGCGCCTAAGCCTATTGTTCGGTATTTTGGATGTACGACTACTCGGGTGATTATGCTTAGTTTCTGTTAAGCTCTTTCATGCTCATTTTCGGCAACACAAGTCTTCGCCCAAAACATGTTGGCGGTGGATAACAGTAAACAATCACTCCGCACAACTCGTCTCCTCGTTTTAGGCAGAAGATTTTGCGAGGACCAGCTATTTTGTGGCTTCTGTAGTGGAAAGCTGCGAGCATACGCCAATCCTGGACCAAGCCTTGCTCTATGCGCATTTCTTTGATGAGGCTACATTCCTTTGCTGACTCATTCGGATAATAGTTTACGGTTATCTCTTTTCCGAACCGCTTGTGAATGTGAATGCTTGGAGCCAAATCCTCAAAGAGATCTGTATGGGTTGTGGCTGCTATGACTGCTTTGCCTTGTTGTCTGGCGAGTTTCTGAAGGTTGTAGGCTACGATTTTTGCTGTGTCTCTGTCAAGCGTGGCTGCAAACTCGTCCATAATCCAGAACTGAGCTTGGCTTTCAATCATTTTTGCAATTTTGTAGCGGTATTTCTGCCCGTCGCTCAACTGCTCATAACTGCGCAGAAACAGAAACGCATCATTTAAGCCAACTTTGCTAAGAAGCTCCAAGCCTTCCTCAAGGCTTTCGCCAACAGTCTCAATTAAAGGCTTGTCAGGTTCTGGCTTAATATCTGCAATGTTAATGCTGCTTAATTCCATGTCCTGCAGTATGTCTTTTTCTAAAGCTTTGAGCAGAACGGATTTGCCGCTTCCTGAATCGCCTGTTATGTAAACGATGTCGGCGGGTCCAATTTTTAACTCCACATTGTCGTAGATTACGAATTTTTGCCATTGGTCAAGTCCAAGCCCGAAGCCCTCAGCAACTCCTATGACTCTTTCTGTTGGTTCTGGTGCTGCTGTTTCGTAGCTTATGTTGATTATGAATTTGCCTGTTTCGCGGTCATATTTTCGGGCGTATTGGCGTATGCGGAAAAACTCTTTGGGTCTTATCATCTCGTCACGCCCGTGATCTTGCGTTTCTGAAGCTTTTCCCTCAGTTTCTTCAGCCTATCCTTTCCGCTCATGCTTCTGCACCTTTGTAAGCTAAATCAGTCGCGGTTGTTTGTGTCGGCTTAGGTGGTCGGTCTTCCTCCGCGCTGCAAATAGATAGTCAGCCAGCAACGGCTTCTGACGTCCAAGGTTCAATGTTATTTCAAGATACTGTTCTTTGGCGTTAACGTAATAAACCGCGCTGAGCACAACCCAGTCGGCGTCTATATTCTCGTTTGGCAATGTCACGTGAATCTTGTCGCCTGGCAGAATAGGAGTTGTCCCGTAGTCTATAACTCTGGAGACGAGCGTCATGTATTCAATTGGGTCTTTCCAGTAGGCTAAAAGAGCCTTTGCACGTAGGCTGCATTCGTTGTTGCTGTAAAGCTCCTCGTCATGCTCGATTTTCTCTCGCTTTCCATACAACGCTTGACTTGTTGCATCTTCTTGTGTGGCTTTGAAGAAGGCGCCATTAAAATTGAAACCGTCAATGTAGAAACTGCCTAAGCCGTTTCCGTACGTCCAAAACTTTGCTGCTGCGACTCTCGACCAGTCAAAATCGGGTTGCGCAGCCCATTCGCTGGCGTTTGCTTGGTTGCATGGCACGTGCATGCTGACCCATTCGCCAACTGCCAAAGTCAAGTATTTGAAAGCCATTTTCCAGCGTAATCATACAAGAGGAGGTTGAGGCTACCGTTTCGGCTGCTATCTAAGTGAATGCGGAAATCGAGAAATGTGAATCCTGTGCAGTCAGCTTCTTGAGGAAGGTTCAGAAGAAGGATTCCCCAGTTGTAGACGCCGTCGCAGTAGCATCTGATGCTTCCGTTGCCAACCATTTTTGTGGCTGTTTCAAAATAGAGTTTGCCTTCAGTCGCCAGCCAATCTCCGTAGATTATGTCTCCGACTGCTCTGTGGTTCTTTGAATAAACTGTGTCAGCTGCGTTATCTGTAAGCGTGTAGTGCCTTATGGTTACATCTTTGCCTACGTCTCCAATTATCCGGTTAGCGCCAGTAAGGACATGCTGCTTCAACTCGTAACCTGTGTTGCTGAACGCTTGGTCGGTGACTATGACGGTTTCAGCTCCACCTTCCTTCTGATATGTGATTTTGTATTTACCTGAGCCTCCGCTCATTCTGCATTGAAGCTCAACAGTGTCAATGATGATTTTGGCTATTGGGCTGGGGTCATACGTGACTTCGCCTACGAGCTGATAACCAGTGTTATTATGCGCATCTTCAGCGTCATCGTTCATGAGCCAGTCAGCTTGACCATCGCTCCAGCTATCGCAATCGCTTGTAGCTTGTAATCTTGTGCACCATAAACAGTAATCTTGTTTCTAACACTGTGAATATCTTTATCATATTCGGTGCTTTCGAGCTTTTCAGCGAGGCTAATGGAATTTGTCTTTGAACCACGCGGGAAAAACTCAAACTTGCCATCTGGCGCAACTCGGAAATCATAACCGATAATGCCGTTTTTGTCTGCACTTCCAGCGATAAACTGCAAGATGTCTATGACTGGTGTGTCTTCATACTTCAGCATTTGATAGGTCGTGTCAGTGTCCTCAACAAGTTCGGTTCCGTCTTTGTTATGGCTTAAGCCAGCGTATGAATCCAAGAGGTCTTTAACGATGGCTTCTCCCTTCATGTTAGCGTAGGTTTTAGTCACGAGAGCACGGAAAAGCCGTTCATCCCAGCCACGCCCAGAAACCTTAACGTAGTGTGCAACCGCATCAGACATGAACCTGACTTCTTCAACTTTGCACGTAATCAACTGCGGACAATTAACTCCTCTGCCTAAGTCAATGTGTCCATCAACACCTACATTTATGGCGTTAGCCTCGCCAGGAGAATATTTCTTATCCCAGTTTTGCAGAAGAACCTCAAATCTGCTTGCTTCCTCTGTGCATGCCAACGTGATTCTCGCTTCTAAAACGTCACCTTGAGGAATTGCAACTGAGCCGAAGGCAAGCGCCATCTTTGGGATATCTACACTCATGGCTAATCTCCCTTGGCGTAGATGTCTTCTTCGCCCTTTCTGAGAATGTTACGCCCTGCATAGGTTGATGGTGCTTGCATGGCACTGGTTGCTTCGTTGAATTGGTTGACGCTTGCAGTGGCTGCGTTCATCTGGCTGGTGAAATACCACATAGCTGCCGCTGCTGAAATAATAACTGCAATTCCGACGCCAGTTAAAGCCAGAAACGTGGCATAACTGATATTCAAGGCGTTCTGAGCAGCAGTGGCGATCCAGCAGGCAGCAGCATAGACTTTCTGGGCTACGGCTACGCCCCAGCTTGTCCGCATGAACATGCCCATAACACTAATAACCATCATGGCACTGTTGAAAACACGAGCCTGCTCATCATTCAATAAGCCGAACTGATGCGCTATGTGTCCAATAGCTGCACCAGTAGCACCTAAACCCGCAATGGCTGCGCCCAAACTTTTAATGCGAACACTCAAAGCTTCAGCATCGCTTTGGATTCTTGTAAATTCGTGGCTTGCACGGTTAACTGCTCTTATGGTAACGGCGATTTCTCTGAAGCTCATTCTAAACCAGCCTCCGCTTTAGCCTCGTCAATAGCCTCGCAAATGATAGCCTCCAGCTGTGGGAGATATTCTTGGATGGCCGGGTAAAGGTAAGGCTGAGCTTGCATGTAACGGGTGCCAAACTCTACGAATAGGGCGTAGGTTGCTTCTGCGCCGATTTCGGCAACCCATTCTTGAATTTTAGCGTAAATGCTACTGCGCAAGCGTCCCGTTCTTACTGGAACAAGCTGTTTAGCTAAGGCTTTAACGTCTGCTGCCCAGCTTGCTAAAAGCCTGTGCACATGCCGTTGCATTCCACTGTCAAAACTTTGCATAGCATTCTTGAACTCTTCAATGCCTTCAACATCGCATGTTATTTCGACCGCCATTTTGCTTCACGTTCCGCCTTCTGCTTTTCCTCCTCTGCTTGTTTGTCTAACTCGTTGAGGATGACGATG